CAATTAAGAAATGTAGTTAGAGAAGTATTAGATGAGTCCAAAGATGACTACGAAAAACTTTTTAGACATATGTTGAAAAGAACACATAAGTCTTTAAAAGATATGGACGCAAATCAAAAATCTAAGTTCTTTACTGCAGTAGATAAAGCATATAAAGCTAAGAACGAAGGTAGATTATCAAACTTACCAGAAGAATTAGTAGGTAACCAACATAAGTTAGATACTGATGGTGATGGTGAAATTGAAGCATCTGATTTGGAAACATTGAGAAATAAGAAATAATGAGTAAAGGATTATTGATAGAAACACATTTGTTTGAAGCAAAGATGGTTCAAGAAGAAAACGGAACTTACTTAGTTAAGGGTATTCTTCAAAGAGCTGGTGCACCAAATCAAAATCATAGAAGATACCCTAAAGAAATCTTAGAAAGAGAGTGTAAGAAATACGAACAACTTATTAAGGAAAGAAGAGCATTGGGTGAATTAGACCATCCAGATTCTCCTGTTATCAACTTAAAGAATGTTTCTCACAATGTTAGAGAAATATGGTGGGAAGGTGATGATGTATGTGGTGTAGTAGAAATACTTTCAACTCCATCTGGAAATATCCTTAAAGAATTATTAAAAAACAATATTCGTTTAGGTATTTCATCTAGAGGATTAGGTTCAGTAAAAGATATGAGAGATGGAACTGTAATCGTTCAGGAAGACTTTGAATTGGTTGGATGGGACTTTGTATCAAATCCATCAACACATGGAGCATTTATGGCACCATTACAAGAATCAAAACAATGGGCCCAACAAGCCGAAGAGTGTGGTAAATGGTGTAAGTCACAAGATTTAATGAGAGAAATTATAATAGAATTAAACTAATATAGAGATGGTTAATGAAATGAGTTGGCATCAGTTTTCTACCTTGCCAGGAATGAATCAAATTCCACAACACGAAGTTGAAAGACAATATAGAATATATTTAAATGAAATTGCAGAACAAAGAATTGCAATACATTTAATGCAAGAACAAATGACCAGAGCGGAAGCTATGGCAGTTGCAGCAGCAAGTAGTGGTGGAGGTGGGGTTATTCAACAAGAAGGTTTACCTTCAAATTGTATTGAATTCGTAAACAATACAACCGATGGAACTGAATGTAGATTTTGGATTAACACATCTGCAGCAACTAACTACACAATAACATGGGGTGATGGTGAAACTGAAACGGGTGAAGTAGATGGTGTAAATCAACTTGAAATAAATCATACTTACACAGATTTAAATACGGAATATACTGTTAGATTATGTTTTGATGATATAAGTGTGGTAACTCAATTAGAATTTAACGGAGACGATTAAAAAATAAAATATTATGGGAGCAACAATAACTTCATTTACAGGCCTTCAAAACCTAACAAATATAGAACAATTTAGAGCAGATTACAATAGTTTAACATCTATTGATTTATCTGGAATGTCAACACTTACTATTGTAGATTTAAGTGATAACGATTTACCAGGAAGTAGTACTAATTCTCCAGTATCCGTTAATTTAAGTGGGTGTACATCATTAGAAAGTCTTTATTTAGATGATAACGACCTTTCAGCAGGATTTCCTGATTTATCGGATTGTACTTCTTTATCATATATAGATTTTGACCAATGTGGGATAGTAGGTTCAGTAGATATATCTAACTTACCTTTATTAGAATACATTGATTTCGGTAGTAATTTAGGATTAACCGAATTAATAATATCAAGAAATCAACCAATCGGTGATAATGGAATGGAAGTAACATTAAATGATTGTGCATTTTCACAAACCGCAGTAGATAATATTCTTTTAGAATTGGCGAGTGGTAGTGTTTCAAATGGATATATTGACATTGATAATAATAATGATGGAACAAACGCAACACCTGGTGAAGCCGGAAGAGAATCACTTTTTGTTCTTAATTCAAGAGGTTGGAGTTTTGATGTTGTAAATGGTAATCATACTGCATTGACAGTAGCAAAAGAATTACTTGAAGCTGATATATGTGCTAGTACATATACAATCACACAATATATTGTAAGTGGCTCGGCAATAGAAGTTGGCAATAAATTATATCAAAATTCAGGTGCATGGATGCCAGCAGAACCTAGTTGGTATAGACTTGATGGAGATGGTTCAATTAAATTTGAAGTAAGTGGTAGTCAAGGTGAAATAATCTCTGTTGACCCTTGTGTATAAAAAATAAAATAAAGTAAAAGATGATAAAGTTAAAAGATTTAATGAAAGAAAATGAAGAATTTCAACAATTACCTTCAAACTTAAAGAAGCATTTTTTGGAAATCATTTCAACATATGGTCAACATAGAGAAGGAATAAGTAGAAAATCTGACATTAGACAAGTTGCAGAAACTTTAGGTGCAATTGCAGATGCTGCACAAGAATACACTTTGAGAGAAGGTGATGATTGGTTTGATAGAGTAACTATTAAAAGAAATATGGGTGAATTGAAAAAATTACAATCTTCATTTGAAAAGGAAGCAAAAGAAGCTTCTCAACAACAACAAAGATTAGAAGCTTTATACGAAGATATGGGAAATGTATTGGGAAGATATTTTGAAATTGCAGACATTTCTGAAGATGTTATGAAAGAAAGATTAGGAATCAGAGAAAACAAAACAAAATAAATGGAACAATTAGCATCATTATTATTACATAGTAGAACACAGGTTCACGCATTTCATTTAGGAGTTAAAGGTGTTGGTTCTCTATCTGCACATTTAGCATTAGGAAACTATTATGATTCAATTGGTGGTATGGTAGATGGATTAGTTGAGGCATATCAAGGACAATATGGTTTGATTAAATTACAACCTGTAAGTGGATTAGACACAAATAATGATATCAAAAATATAATTGCATATTTTGACAAATTAATTGCAGCAGTTGCAAAATTAAGAAAAGAAGAAAAATTACAAATGAGTTGGTTACAAAATGACATTGATACAATTGTAACTTTATTATACTCTACAAAATATAAATTGGTTAATTTACAATAATGTTAATAGTAAGTGTTAAAGGTGGAAATATTGAATGGGCACTAAAAGAATATAAGAAGAAAGTCCAATCCACAAAACAAATAGAAGAACTTAGAGATAGAAAAAACTTCACTAAACCTTCAGTTAAAAAAAGATTACAAAGAGAAGAAACTATAAGAAAAAACAAATATTCTTAATAATTTCTTTAGTTTTCTATAAAAAATTTATATATATTATCAAATGTCCCATTATTTAATATGGGATTTGACTTTTATACTATTGATTAATGAATACCCTTCTCTATAAGGTGTGACCGAACAATCAATATAATTCTATTGGAGTTCCTTTCTAAATAACTTCACGAACAAATTTAAGGAGAAAAACAAATGGCAAATTCAAAATTATTGAAAGAAGCAATCGCTGACGCTAAAGCCGTTAAAGAAACTGCATTAGCTAACGCAAAATTAGCTCTTGAAGAAGCATTTACTCCAAGACTTCAATCTATTTTATCTCAAAAGCTACAAGCTGAAGCTGAAATGGAAAATGACGAAGAGGAAATGCAAAACGAAGAGTTAGGTTCTACTGGAATTGGTTCAAAAGTAGAAGCTGGATATGCTGAAACTCCAGGTTCAAACCCTACTTTAGATGCACATACTGATTTATCAGTTGGTGTTGAAAAAGATGGTGGTAAACCTGAAGAAGCTGGTACTGACTACGAAAAAGTAGCTGATATCAACGAAGAAGAAGGCATGGAAGGTGAAGTATCTGATAAAGATGCAGAAATTGCTGAATTAAAGGCAAGAATTGCAGAATTAGAAGGTAACGATTCTATGGATGATACTGAAGATGTAGACACATTAGACATGGATGGTGTAAGTTCTGACGAAGGTGATTTGGACAACGATGGTGACCATGATATGGCTGACCACGAAATGGAAGATGAAACTGACGAAGAAGAAATGGACTTAGAAGCTATCATCAGAGAATTAGAGCAAACTTTAGAAGGTGAAGATTCTGACGAAAACGAAGAATCAATGTATGAAGCTGAAGAAACTGAAAAGGAAGAAACAGTTGAAGAAGCTAAAGACGAAGCTGAAGAAAAAGAAGCTACTAATGAAGAAGCTAAAGAAGATAACAAAGAAGAAATGGATGAAGTTATCGATTTAGAAGAAATCTTAAGAGAAATGGAAGCTGACTTAACAAACGAAGCTGAAGAATCTAAAGAAGATGAAAAAGATGCAGAATTGAAAGAAGCTTATGCAACTATCAAATCTCTTCAATCAACTATCAACGAAGTGAACTTATTGAACGCTAAGTTGTTATTTGCAAACAAATTATTCAGAGCACACAACATGACTAACGAACAAAAAGTTAAAGTGATTGAAACTTTGGATAGAACAAAATCAGTAAGAGAAGTTAAATTGGTTTACTCTACATTAGCAGAGAATTTCAAATATACTTCAATTACTAAAACAGCTAAGAAATCAATCACAGAAGGTATCGCTAGTAAGGTGACTAAGTCTACTAAACCAGCAGTAGCTGAACAAAAGCAAGTAATTGCTGAATCAGCTGATTTTTCTGACAGATTTAAGAAATTAGCAGGTATTATAAAATAATAAACAAAAAAATAAATTCATTTAAAATGGACTTAAAAAATTTAATGACAGGCGCTAACCCACAGTCTTTAATGCTTGAGCAAACTAGAGGTTTGAAAGCTAAATGGGAAAAAACAGGTTTGTTAGAGAACGCAGGTTCTGAAACAAACAAGCATGGTATGGCAGTAATGTTAGAAAACCAAGCAAAACAATTATTGGATGAGGCTACAAGAACAGGTACTTCAGCAGGTTCTGAAGAATGGGCTGGTGTTGCGTTACCTTTAGTAAGAAGAATCTTCGGTTCTATCGCATCTAAAGAGTTCGTTTCAGTACAACCTATGAACTTACCTTCAGGTCTTATCTTCTACATGGACTTCAAATATGGTACTAACACAACTTTAGGTAGACCAGAAAATGGTACTTCTTTATTTGGTAAAGGTGGTACTTTTGGTAAAGACAATTTGGCACCATCAGGTAACAAATTGGGTTCTACTCAAGCTACTGAAGGTGGTCTTTATGGTGCTGGTAGATTTGGATACACAATCAACGACACAACTGCAAACGTTACAGCTACTGTAGATTCTGCATCTGTTGCTGATGTTAGATTTGATTCTGCATTGTCTGCATCTATCGCTTCAGCTAATCACAGAATTATGAAAGTAACTGTTGGTTTACCAGCTGATGCTGATTACAACGGATTAAGAGCTTTCAAAGTTTCTGGTTCTGCAACAACTACTGTATTACCTGAATATACTACAGTTTCTGCAGGTTCTGCATCATTTATCGTTTCTGGTTCTGCTGCTGGTGATGTTAACTTGGCAACTCAGGTATTAACTTACCACGTTCAACCAACTGACTTCAACAGAGGTGACTTCGAAGATAAAGGTTCTGATTTAGCAATCCCAGAAATCGAATTAGAATTGAAATCTGAGCCTATCGTTGCTAAGACAAGAAAATTAAAAGCTATTTGGACTCCAGAATTAGCTCAAGACTTAAACGCTTACCATAGTGTAGACGCTGAAGCTGAGTTAACTCAAATGTTGTCTGAGTACATCTCTTTAGAAATCGACTTAGAAATCTTAGATATGTTACAACAAAATGCTTTCACAACTGATTATTGGTCTGCAAGAGTTGGATACGACTACAATAGTGCAACTAACACATTTGCAATTGACGCTAACGCTGCTGCTGCATCTGCTTACACTAAGAGCACTTGGTATCAAACTTTAGGTATCAAATTACAAAAGGTATCTAACAAAATCCATCAGTTAACTATGAGAGGTGGTGCTAACTTCTTAGTTGTATCTCCAAACGTAGCTACTATTTTAGAATCAATGAATGGTTTCTCTGCAAACCCAGGTAAAGATGCTTTACAATTTGCAGCAGGTGTAACTAACATCGGTTCAATCTCTAACAGATATGATGTTTACAAAAACCCATACATGACTGAGAATGTAATCTTGTTAGGTTTCAAAGGTTCTAACTTCTTCGAAACAGGTGCTGTATACGCTCCATATGTTCCGTTGATTATGACTCCATTAGTTTATGACCCAACTAACTTCACTCCAAGAAGAGGTGTTATGACTAGATACGCTAAGAAAATCGTAAGACCAGAGTTCTACGGTAGAATTATCGTTGAAGGTTTGAACACTTTATAATCTTTGAGTAGATTAGATAAGTAATAAACTTACAATAAAGAAAAGGGGTAACGAAAGTTATCCCTTTTTTTATTTTAATATGATATTTATTTGTATATGTATACAACTAATACAGAAATTATATTTAGAGCATACGACCTATATGAACATTCTATCGATGAAGAAACTCGTAGAACGAATTCATATATAATGGCAAAACAACCAAATGACCAATTTGGGTATTTTAATACAAATCAATTTGCTTTAACTTCTTCCAACTCTTTTATTGGAAATCAAACTATAAACGGAAATCTTACTATAAATGGTAATATAAATGCAAACCAATTTTTAGTAACAACATCATCTATAACACATTATACGGCATCTACTAATTTCGGATTAGATGATGGTGATACCCACACATTTACGGGTTCGGTTAGAATTACAGGTTCATTAAATACTATTGGAAATTCAACTATTACTGGTTCATTTTTAGTGAGTGGTTCAACTACTCAAATTGGAAACAATAGTTTATTAGGTATAACTACATTAAGTGGTTCATTGGATGTGAGTGGTTCAACGAATTTCCATAACCACACAATTACAATGACGGGTTCAATGTTTACAAGTGGTTCTCAGTCAATCACCGGTTCATTGGATATTAAAGGAAATATAAATGTAGCAAGTGGTTCTGAATTTTATTTAGCAGGAAACAAACTATTCAATTACGGACAGTTTAGTGATACAACTACACAAAGTGGTTCTGCAAATACAGCATACTCAATGAAATTAAACACAATTGATTTTGCACATGAAGTTTCAGTTGTGAGTGGAAGTAGAATTACGGTTGCAAATACCGGAATATACAATTTACAATTTTCATCTCAATTGGAAAATACTGCAAATTCAAATATTACATTTGATATATGGTTGGCATATACAGGTAGTAATGTTGCAAATTCAAACACACAAATTGATGTAACAAAGGTAACAGGTTTATTGGGTAAGCAAGTAGCAGCTTGGAACTTTATGTTACCAATCAAAGCAAACGATTATGTTGAATTAATGTGGAGTTGTAATTCAGATACGGGTCAATTACACGCTTCTGGTGTACAATCTAATCCAACAAGACCTGCAATTCCATCGGTAATTGCAACATTAACTCAAATTGGGTAACATTCTTTTTTTATTCTTATATTTATAGGTGTAAAACTATAAACTTTAAGTAATGTCTGTAAACACATATTGGTCTGGTTCAATTTCAGGATCATTTATTTCAGGTTCATCAACTCCATTTGGATTATACGATTCCGATATGGATTTTAGATTGGATGCACCTAAAACTGCAACTTGGGTTGCAAGAAGATTGGGATATCCTATTGTAAACATTGAATTAGATAATGACCAAATTTGGGCATGTTTTGAAGAAGCAACTTCGGAATATTCTGCACAAGTTAACCAATTTAATATCAGAAATAATATTGATATTTTAAGAGGCCAACCAAAAACAAAATATAACAATTTATCACAAACACTTGTTGATGGCTCGTTTTTACCAACTGCAGTTCGTATGTCACAACAATATGGAACTTTGGCTGGAGTGGGAGGTTCAACTGCTATTAAAAAGGCATATATTAATTTAACATCATCGGTTCAAATATATGATTTATTAAATGAAGCTGTTGATGTTGAAACTTCACAATCACTTTCAACTATGTTTAGTGGAAGTTCTACAATAGATGTGACAAGAGTGTATCATGAAGCAATTCCTGCAATTACAAGATTCTTTGACCCATATTCAGTAGGTGCACAGGGAACATTAAATTTAATTTCAGAATTGGGATTTGGTAATTATTCACCATCTGCACAATTCTTAATGATGCCTTTGTATGAAGATGTTCTAAGAATGCAACAAATTGAATTTAATGACCATATTAGAAAATCACATCATACTTTTAATATAGTAAATAATAAATTAGAGATATTTCCTGTTCCAACTGGTACCGGAAAAACTAAAGTTTATTTTGAATATATGAGTAGAGATGAATTTGAACATGATTCACAAACTATTCAAGCTGATTCACTTTCAGACTATTCCGATTTACCATACGATTTTATTCAATATGGAAATATAAATGATGTAGGTAAACAATGGATTAGAAAATATACTCTTGCACTTGCAAAAGAATTATTAGGTGCAATTAGAGAAAAGTATAGTTCGGTTCCAATACCAGATGGTGATATTCAATTAGATGGTGCAGCATTGAGAGCAGAAGCTCAAGTTGAAAAAGATATGTTGATTGAACAACTTAGAGAAAATCTAAATGAAATGAGTAGAAAGAACGTGATGGAAAACAAAGCACATGAATCTACACACCACCAAGAAATGTTAAGAAAAGTTCCTTTAAAATTATATGTAGGATAATATGCCAAAATTTGCAGTAGGTAGAGATATCGAATTATTTAAGAGTTTTGCCAGAGAAGTGGTAGATGATGTTGTGCAAAATGTTGCAGTTTTGTTTAAAGTAAATTTAAATGAAACTAAAATTAATTTGTATGGTGAAGCTACTAATAAAACTTGGTATCCAGGAGTTGAATTGAATGTTTTAATAAATAAATCCGGCCAAACTGCAGGATATGAAGGATTTGGTGCAGATACATCACAAAATGTTGAGTTTAGATTTGATAGATGGATGTTGGAGGAAAAAAATACATACCCAGAAATTGGTGATGTTATTTACTTTGACAATTCTTACTATGAAATTGATAATACAACTGAAGTTCAATTTGTAGGTGGATTACCATCTAATAATTTTAGTGTTGTATGTTCTACATTTATGGTAAGAAAATCGGCTTTAAATATAGAAGAAAGAATAAAATAATATGTCTACAAACCCACTTAGAAAAGACCTTAATAGGGCAGAACAAATAAAGTCAAACAAAGGAGATATAAAACAAAAAATATCTCTTTTTGATATTGACTATGCAATGATGTCTTATTTAGAAGATACCGTTTTACCTGAATTAGATGATAATGGTAAATCTTTGAAAATACCTGTTATCTATGGTAATTCGGAAAGATGGAATGGTGCAAGAAGAGATGGTGTTTATAGAGATAACAAAGGTAGAATACAATTACCAATAATGATGATTAGAAGAACATCAGTTGGTAAGGATGAAAATATGCCAATGTTAAATAGACATGTATCATATCCAACGATTACAAAATGGTCAAAAGATAATAGATACGATAGGTTTAGTTTATTGGGAAAAAATATTACTCCAAAATATGAAGTATATAATATAACGATGCCAAAATATGTTGAGGTTAGTTATGAATGTATGGTTTGGACTTCGTATACAGAACATTTAAACGAAGTTATAGAACAATTACAATATGCTGGAACATTTTGGGGAGACAAAGATAAATTTAAATTTAGAACAGAAGTTTCTGATTTTGATGTTGTAAACGAAGTTGGTGAAAATAGTGAAAGAATAAATAGATTGCAATTTACAGTTGCAGTTAAAGCTTATTTACTTCCTGAAAAATTTGACGGACAACCAACTACTAAAAAGGCAATGTCTACTAAAAGAGTTGTAGTTGCAACGGAAACAGATGTAACAAGTGGTAGTGGTAGATTGGAAGGATTTTTAACTACACCATCACCATATTATGATAGTAAAGATTTAATTGATTTTTTATCATTAAACAATAGTAAAATTCAAAATCCAGTAACGAATAATACAATAACATTTACAGGAATAAAACTAATAAAAACACCGGCAAGTTTAACTTCGGTGGTAACTTCTGGAATAACAATTGGAAGTGATACATATGATGTAAAGATTTATATAAATGGTGTTAGATATTATCCGTCTACACACTTTAATGTTTCTATGACATTAAATACTTTAATTATAAACTTTAATTCTGTAAATTTGGGATTTGATGTAGATACCAACGATGAAATTACAATTACAGGTAAATTTATTGATATTGTATAATGAAAAGAAGTTTATTAGACATAACACAAAAGATTAGTAGAAAAGTTAGTAAAACAACATTAATACCTAAAAACTTAACAGATTCTACATATTCAATTTGGGAAGCAACTAATTGGAGATTTGTGGCAGTTTTGAGAGAAATTGAATTGAGAGAAACACAAGACAGACTTTCGGTTTTTATAAATACACAGGCAATAAGTGCAAGAGATTATGTGGTTGAATTCACATCAACTGGTTTACAAATTAAATTTATAAAATCTAATTTTCAATTTGAATTAGATAGAACTGATTATATAGAAATAAAAGGTGATATAGAAACATATGCTTAAAAGATTTTCATCAAATACAAAAAAATTAAATAGGATTATTCCAAAAATAAATCCTAATAATTTAAATGATGATTTATACATCACGGGCAGTTTATTGAATATAGAATTACCAACAACATCTTCATATCAATCTCATACAAGAAGTAATCCTAATCCGATTAAATTGGTAAATAATAAAAATAAAATATCGGACTTCTATAATGAAATTTTACAATTTGGTGCAAGACAAAATAGTAGGCCTATTGATGAATTTGATAATATAAATAATACATTAACAATATTAAATGTAACAACGGATTACGGAACAGAAGGTGCATCACCTGAAAATTTTGAAGTTTTAGTATTTGGTTTACATATTCCTGGTGACTATACAATAGAAAATGTTGGAAATAATGTGGTTGTAACATTAAATGATGAATATATTGATTTTGATAATGTAACAATAAATGATATTTATGTTATAGGTAAATTGGTAGATATACCTATTGCTGCAGAAAATGACATAATTTTATCAACTGAAAACGATTTAGACTTAATTATATAAGATGGCAAACGTAAGAAAAAGAATATCGGAATTAACAGCATTAAATTCAGCATCACTTGATACTGTGATAGTTGGTGTAGATAATGGAACAACCTATAAAATAGAATTGGATGTTCTGGCAGATGCAGTTACTTCCAGAGTAAATACATTGGATAGAGAGAGATTACAATCTTTAGAGTCTG